AAAAAGCGCCTCGTTGATAACGAGCACTGAGTCATGGCGTCTATGGAGCTGTGGCAGGCCAAGCAAGCCTCGACCGTGGAGGCGTCCGGTAGGGCCCAAACTACCGGGAAGCAAACGGAAGCGATGTTAGAGCCCTGTGCGAGCTCGTCCCCTCACGCTCATAATGAGGGTATGTTAGCACGATCCTCCCGAGCAGGAAATGGGAGTAAAACAATTGCTGCACCCCACCCCCTCTTGGCTAGAGGGGAAACGTTCTCCGGGCCCGGGCAAATCCAGCCCCGGCTAGCGTTCATGCCACACCACGCTGAACGCCCTGACCCTATCGTCAGGCAGAGGAGGCGCCACGGCCGGGACCGTCCACCCCCGACCCCCAAACCTCAGAGGGAATGGGGGCCGGTGGACCACCCCGCCGACCCATCCCCCACGAACACCACACAGATGCCCCTCGGCGATCCCGAGGGTTGCGTTAGCCCCCCACCTTCACTAACCTCATCCTGGGGGGATGTGGTGGCTACGCCATCACCCACTGTGTCTGGGGAACTATTTGTCTCTGAGGATCTTCAAAACCAGGGACAGGGGGAACCTTTGCAGGATGACCAAATCTCGTGGCCATCCGAGGGCAGCCAATTCTCAGTGGAGCACATCCCGGATATGGTAGTATCAGATAGTGAACTCGAGGTTATACAATCGTATCCCCGACCCCACCACCAAGCTGAAGATGCCTCGACCATACACAGGACGAGCAGTGCACCCTCCATTCTCCCCACTCAAGCCACAGCTCACACTTTCTCTGAAGATGCTTTCCTATCAATCTTCGCCCCACCCGCAGTTACCCCCACATCCTCAGACGATGAGGGAGAACTGCAACGTGTGGCTAGGTTGGGTCAACGTATCTCTTATCTCTTGGCCAGGGAGGAGCGGTTCGATGGAATCATACATCGCCCGGGCCAAGTAAAGTTCGGAGACCATTCCATCCATACAGACAGGATATCAGATACCCCAATATACATGATCGAGGAAGTAATAGCTGAGTCTGATTACATAAGTCGTGGTTATCTCTTAGCTGACATCATGTCGGATAACTTCCAGCTACAAGACAACCAATATATTATTAAATCTTGGATGGTGCCCGTAGCACAACCACTAACCGTGGGCGCGGGTGTCATAAAGAATGGGATAGTATTCCAAACCACACCCCAAGCTATAGACAACCAGAACTTAACGACGGCAAAGATCACCTTCTCTAGTACGAGTGTAGTTGGTGGCATAGATGAAGTTGACCTCACTCCCTTCCTAGGGGGGAACCTGCCCGACGGGCGTAAAATATCTTCCCTATTAACACCACTTCTCCGACCCGCGAACCACAACCTCATAGCTGAGAGTGCTAGCATTCTCACCTCAGGACTAACTTACTTCGACAATAGCGCATTATATGCTAAACTATTATGGCACGCACTATTGCAAGATGTTTACTCCGCAGTCCAAGCCAACCCAATAGCTAACGGCTTTGGGGCCGATGACACGATCACCTGGGTCAACTTGAGTGACCCAAACTTAGCCCCAGCCACCTTCATGACCGCACTAACTGGTAATAGTATTACCCTCATGGAGGGTATGGATTTCGACCACAGTGAAATCCAATACGTATTATGGTTGGCACGCGCGGGTAGACGTGTTTACAATGAGGCTGCTGCCAGGACACCACTGTGTAACTATGTCGATTGGCCTTCAATCAATATCTGCATATTATCACACCAGGCACGACCTGCTCAGTGGCCTGTCGCCGCTATGCTCAACAGCAGCCAATTATTCGCGTTCTGTGAGAAGCTGGCCAATATGCGGAATGAGTGGAAAAGCTGTCTAACAGGCCTCTACCGTGCTATGGATATACTGGGGGTGATGTATGGAATGAAAGGAACCGATTATAGGCCGATCAACATGTTCATGGGTCTTAGTAATTTACAGGTCCCAGCACCGGGTGATTATAACATTTTCTGCCGTCTCGCTGGCTTGATGCCTCCAGTCGACTCACATGCACGCCAGGAATACAATAGCGCCCTATCCAGGTCCAGTGCAGGTAGGGTCCGAGGTATGGCTCTCTACATCATGGGCCACAGGCTCCTTGCCACTACCCTCCTCTATTCATTATCTATACAGACAACAAACTTAATACATTGGTGTTCGGCCAATGCCCCTGAGGGGGGTGTCAATATGGTATTACAGTCCGGGCTAGTAGGCCCCAGAGCCGGCGCTGAGGGGGAAAGTATAATGTATTCCGTAGTCAAACAAGCGTTTGAACGGTTCTTCGGATTCCGATTAGAGAAACGTTTATACAAACGGTGTCTCTGGTTACCACCAAACGGGGCTCTGCCCTCCGCTGGAGACTATTATTTTCCACTCCCGTCAGATGATGACGAGGCCCCCCGCTTCTGCACCTGCCTCTGTATTGATGACTTCCTATTGGAACGGCCACAGGAGTGGGCCATCCTCGGCCCCCAAACAGCTATCGACCTTAGGCTAGACCTTTGCCCTGTCGGCGCCCCCCACACGCGGGGCGTCTTTTCAGATAGAGGGGATAGTACATACAACCAGCGGCTGTCCAGTAACGCCCCCTACCTCTTAGTACCCTACGGTGTTCAATTGTTAAATGCCATACATCAACACTTCGAACTCGGTGATCTCACCCCCCAATACAGACCTGCGGTGTTCACAGGGGCTGGTGGGGGTATGTTCAACATGACCCCAGTGCAATATGAATCACATAAATATATAGATGATCTATTCATATATGAGCCTTGTACAATATGGACCTTTGATTGGGGAGATCATACCGTGAGAGCTCCCTGTTTCTATGGTGCAACTCAATTGACCAAAGCCTTGATCAATGGGTTGTTATTGTGGCGTGGCACCAATATTCCCGAGATTGGGTTCGTACTACCACGAATGCTTGATAATATCCTCAACGCGCTGGCACCCCCACCTTACGCTGGCATATCTGGTTTGGCCTCTATAATTCCAGGGGGGGGTTCACACCCAACGGGCGCACCTGATGACCCCATAAACCGAGACCAGCCGGGAAATGGGTAAACTTTACGTCTGACTTCTCGGGACGTAAGGTTGGGCGCTATGTTCGAGAAGACCAACTACCATACCCCAACTACAGCGATAGGGATGCGGAGAGCGCCGCTCGTCGGGAGGCTGTTCTCTCGGTTATATGTTCGGACATATTGAATAGGGTCATCGCCGCCCATCATGACCCCACACAACCACCCCACATCCAAATCAACATCACATATCGCCCATTCTTGAACTATATGTCAAACACCCATTGGGATAACCCATATAGCATCAAAATACGTACATCCCATACGAAGTCAACAACCGCAGCCAATGCGATGTGTCAAAGTTTACTCTCCAAGGCACTCAAGTCAATGATAGCTTGTGGTTGGTTGAGACAACCGGTGTATGATGCCTTCCTTTCCCATATATACCCTGAGTACCAGAGAGCTGTCGCCCCCCATGAGATACGGCGTTTGTATGTGCAGATAGTGCCGCAGACCATAATACAAAGAACACCCGCTGATAATTTGCCAACCGTCTCACTCGCCTTACGGACACTATTCCCAATGAAAGTAGATGAGAACACTATTGACGGGTTTTGTTGTTGCGTGTTGAAGCTGGCTGAGGACCAACCCTTGATCGCCACCGGCTGCTCTTTCCTCGCTGCACACATGTTATTGAGGCACCGGACACCCAAAGGGGAAAGTAAAACACCAAAACAACACTCACACACAACTTCGGTTCTATCTGATCTGGTACGTGACCTCTACCACAATTATCATGTCTCAGGAGCATTGGGAAACCCACCTATAGAGATTACCGTTGATATAGAGCCACATCAATTATACGAGCCCATAATGGCACGATACAACTTGGGGGCCTTGAAGAACAGGTCAGTTGGACACAGCATTGCAGTAATACTCACCGCGCTATATATGGGTTCTTGTAAGGACCGGGCCAAGCACCTGAGCTCAGGGTCACCCCTAACTAAAGAGTTGGGTAGGGCCATATCAATACTCAAAAATGTTAGCCCGAACCTGAAGCTGGTCGCCCGTCGTGGCCACGATGCTAGGGAGGAACACGCTCTCATCGAGGACCAGTTCAATTTCCAACTCTGCGCGATACCGCCGCGTAGTTGTTATTGGGTGTCTATTAGGTTGAAAGCACCCCCAACACGCACTGAGATCAAGAGCCTACGCTACCTATTTCCACCAACATCCGCCACGGATAAGAAACATATGAGCACCCAAGTAGATGCCATTATCTGGCAATTCATTGTTGGTGCTAGATGCTTTGAAAAGATACGGCCTGAGGTGGGGGCTCAGAGTACTCCCGAGTTTAGAGCCCAAATAGTGTCCCGCACAATCAGTCAACTACCGATTGGTAGTAATGCGGTACTGGTGACATGTCTAATGATAAACTCGCTCCAAACCTCCAATCCAACTATTGTGGAACGCACGTTCCTGGAGAGCCAGGTGCTATGCCGTTCCCTCCGCGGACAACAGAGTGTATGTAAAGCGATTAGCACGTACATCAGGAAAACCGGGTGCTATGTCGACCAAGACCCAATATCTAGCGAGGAGGTCTGTTCCTTAACATACCTAGACCTCGCCTTCGGGAGATCGTTGAATGTGAGTGATTGGGAACAGGAAAAACGAAATCGATGTGAAACCATCCACCACATCCGTGCCACGACTACCCACTATAGATGACAACCTAATAACAAAATATACTTCCCACACCTTCGGGAGCCAGACGAGAGGGGACAACACATTCTACCGGCTGTTACGTGAAGAAATAGGTAAGGTAATCCCACCACTAATAAGACGACCCAAAATACGTGAAACATTGACTAGTTTTTATGGCCGACGGAGTGATTGGATGGCTTCTGGCTCCGCAGGTGACTACCGTAGCGTTGCCGTGGGTGAACTCGTGACAAAGACAAAGGGTAGATCCGTACCCGTCGATAAAAGAGTGTGGGCTGAGGAACACGACCTGGGTCATATCCTAAAGTACTTGAGGGGGGTGCCACGTGAGGATGCACGCGCATCAGAGAAATACGAGAATGGTAAAGCCCGGGCTATTTACGGTGTTGCCCCTGAACACTATGTCATCAACACCTACGTCACTCAGGGTATGGAAGAGAAGCTGAACTCAATCCCCGGTTTAGAGAAAGGCGCGTCAGGTTTGGATGAGCTCGCATATGTTAAGAAACGGTGTAACATCACGGCTGATCCCACTAGCGAGTGTTGTATGCTCGATTATGCTGACTTTAATATCCAACACACCTTAGAAGCCCAATACATACTATTTGATGTCATACTGGAAAAGGGTGAGGCGGCTGGTGCTTGTCGGGATTGGGTCAGAGCATGCCGGTGGCTTCGTGATGCTAAGCTCAATCAACGTATGAAGCTACCGATGGAACGATACCCCAACAAAGTCGTCCAGGGTATGTTCTCAGGTACCCGTTCCACGGACCTTATAAACACACTACTCAACCTCTGTTATTTTAGAGTAGCCGCGGCATATGTAACCAAAATGGGCTATCAACCCACCGATCTATACCACGTACATCAGGGTGATGATGTGTGGGTCAGTGCTAAGAATCCCCTGTGGTGTGCCGCCTTATACTATGTAATGACCACACAAGGGTTTGACTTCCAACCGAGCAAACAAATGTTCGGGAGAGCGAGAGGGGAGTACCTTAGGGTATTGTATAGCTATGCGAACGCTAATGGTTATTTGAATCGAAGCATAGTCAATTATATCTTACACCCAATTCAGAACCAAATGAACATAGGTGCCGAGGCATGGGCCAAGAATGTATCCGCCACCATAATGGTCCTACAACGCCGTGGCTTAGGTCTTGAAATGGCTTCCTGCCTCTGGGAAGATATCATGCACAACAAAGCTACAATATCCACCAAAGCCGCCGACAAGGGTAGGTTGACCATGCC